ACGAATTCGACCTCGGTGCAGCTCGCTTCGATCCGAGTAATCAGTGACGACCTGCCTGCCCTGGTTCACTTCTACGAGGTGCTGACTGGGTCTACTCCGCAGTACCTGACCGAAGACTTCGTCGAGTTCGTGACCCCGTCTGCCACATTCGCTCTCAGTGCCCCGGAGAGAGTCGCCTTCATCACCGAGAACACTCCGCGCGCGGGAGCCAACAACACCGCCATCGTGGAGTTCCTCGTCGGCGACGTCGAGGCGCTGTACAGCAGGTTGCGGTCAGTGTTCGGTGACGAGCTCGATGTCGTCCAGGAGCCGACAACGATGCCGTGGGGGAACCGATCCGTCTTGATTCGCGACCCAGAGGGGTCGTTGATCAACTTGTACACCCCAGTGACACCTGCGGGCTTGAAGTTGCAGGGGAACCGGACGCCGAAGATGCTTCCCGACAACGATTGAGCACTGCCGTGTCGCCGGATGCCTCCGCGGGCGTCACGACCGGGACCGCGAGCGTCCCGCCCTGCTCCGCGAACCGCTGATCGGCGGTCGTGCGCTCGTTCGGCACGATCGCTCCGAAGGACAGCTTGCACTTGCCCTCGTAGATCAGCCGCGGCGGCGCATCGATGTACGCCAACAGCTCGTCAGACCAGACCTTCTCCCCCGACGACGGCTCGGTGACCCGGCACCTGTCCCGCATGTCCGCGTTCGCGGCACGCCGCCCACGGTTCAACGCGCTCAGCGAGGCCGGCATCAGCGACCCCCGCTGAAGCTGACGTTGTACACGCCCGGCAGGAACTGCGACACATCGCCCTCAGCGGACGCGAGCAGCCGCCCGCGCTCCGTCTCAGAGATGTACAGCTGTCCCGTCGACACCGCGGCATCGATCGTCTCCTGGAAGGTGTCCTCGCCGAGCTGTCGTCGCGCGTCCGGGTTCCGCAGCACGCGGATGACCATCGCCACCACAACGCGCGCCACGGACTCCGTGCGCAGATACGCGGGGTCGTCCTCCGGCAACGCCATGCGGCGGACGACGCCCGGGATCTCGTCTTGAACGATCCCCCAAGCGTCGTCCAGCCACTGCGTCGCCGCCGAACGCTCCTTCAGCTCGGCCGACTCGACCAGCGGACGCTCGAACGACTTCTCAAGCCGAGCGATGTCGGCTACTGGATTCGTCATGCGTCCCCCTTACGATCAGCCCTGCTCGATGGCCTCGACTGCGGCGATCAGCTCCTTGCGGCTGACCGTCTCGAGGTCGAACCCGTGATCGGGGTTCAGCTTCGACAGGTGCTCGAACCAGACCGCCTTCGACCCCTGAACGGGATGCGGGCGCTCGGGCTGCTCCTGCTCGCCGTCCTCGCCCTCGTCGTCGCCGTCGCTGGACTGGTCGGGCGGATTTTCACCCGGATCGCCAGCAGCCTCGGATGCTGCGACGCGCGCCAGCTCTTCAGCGGTCAGTGGCGTGCCGGCAGGCGGCTCGATGTGCTCCTGCTCGCCGCCGGACGCCTCCGGATCGCTCACGCCCTCCGGGGCGTCGCTGATCTTGTAGCCGCGGCGTCGGAAGAACTGGTATGCCGCCGAGTCGGTGTCGACCTCGGCTCGCCCTTCGGAGAAGGTGATGCCAGCGATGCGCCGGCTCACCTTCCCCGGGGCGCGAACAGTGACCATCGCCACTTACTGCACCTTGACGCGGAACGCGCCCGCCGACTTCGTGGCCTTGATCGCGAGGCCGACCGGCCCCAGCTCGACCTCGCCCGTCTTCACGGCACCCGAGGTGCTGAAGTCGGGGAGCCACTGCGAGAGCAGGTCGCCGTCCTTGACGGACGCGCCGTGCACGCCGTCGAGGCCGAAGCGGACGCCGTACAGCGAGGTGACGCCGGTCGCGGCGTCCGTCTCGATCACGTCATCGTTCGACCCGGACTTCTTGCCGAGATCCACGAACGGGATATCGCGGAACGTCGAAACGACCTGGCCCCAGTCGTCCTTCGTGGTGTTGTAGTAGCCGATCAGGTCGGCGATGAACTCGAGCACCGCGACGCCATCGGCGTTGGCGTAGATGACATCGACGCCATCCATGGAGCGCAGCCACTTCGTGATCGCGCGCTTCGCGTTGAGCGCGTCGGTCTTGTCGGCCAGTGCCGAGAAGTCGTGCGGCGTGGTGCCGGTCGCGAAGCTCTCGGTGGTCGTGCCGGTCACGGCCGCGTCGATGCCGTCGAAGCCGGGCGATGCCTGATCGAAGCCGGCCTCGACGCCGTTGATGAACTCATCCACGAACCGGGCGACGCTCGACTTGATGAGCTGCGACTGCTGGAAGACGATCTCGTTCGTCTGCGCGTCGCCGAGGTTCGCCAGCACGCGGTCGACCTTGTACGTGCCGCCGAGGGGCGACAGGGGCACGGTGAAGCGCTCACGCTTCGCCTCGGACGGGACGTACTCGTTGTTCTGCGAACGGAACGACGCGCCGCGCTCGGTCTTCACACGGGTGTAGCCGTAGACCAGCGTCGAGCCGGCCGTACCGGGCGACACCGAGTCATCGAACGTGATCCGGTTGAGCACCTGCGCGCTCTGCTTCCGGAACTCATCGATGATGTGGAAATCGATGTCGTCCTGCGTGTTGACCGCAGCATCTGCAAGGGTGATTGCCATGTATGGCCCTCCTACTTCTTGGTGATCCGAGCGGCGACCGCTTCAGCGAGCGTCTTCGCACGGGTGGTTGGGGTGGACGATCCGCCACCAGTGATCCCGGCATCCTGAGGGGATGCCGCGGACGGGGCGCGCAGCTTGAGGATCGCCGCGACCTGAGCCTTCAGCTCGTCCTCGGTCGTTCCGGTGAGCAGCGCGCGCTCGTCCTTGGTGATGCCGTTCTCGTTCGCGGCCGTGAGCTGAAGCAGCAGCGCAGCGTTCGCCGCCGACGCCTGCTCGGCGGCGGTGGCACGGTTGTTCGCCTTCTCGATCTCGCTGAGCTTCTCCTGCTCAGCGGCATCGAACTTGTCGGCCTTCGCCTTGTTGTCCTTCGCTCGCTGCTCCCACTGGCGCGAGTGACCGATGGCCTCTTCGTACTTGGCCTTGTAGTCGATCGGCTCAGCGGACGGATCAGCCGGCGGAGTCTGTGCAGACGGTGCGGGATCCGAGCCACCAGCGGGCGCGCCCTCGGCGCCGGGAACGGCGTCGATGTAGCGGAGCCACGGCCGGTGATATGCGGGCGCGAACAGCGGCCCGAGCGGCGCGGACTGCGCGAGCGGCCCGCTGGTTCGTGAGTTCGGCATGTATCTCCTTTGCGGAATCAGCCCGGCGCCGTGCGGCATGGGCTAGTCACCCCTCAAGGCCGTGCGGCCAGCGAGGGAAGTTCTCAGATCCGCCGCAGCGCCTCAGCGAGACTCGTACGGCGGTAGTTGGTGGACGACTCGAAGCGGTCGCGCATCTGCGCGCAGATGCGCTCGTGCACGATGTCGGCTCGGTCGTCATTCAGTCCGAGCGCGTCGGCGAGCTTCACCAGCTCGCCACTCTCCGGCCGGGACAGATCGACGCGGCCGATCTGACGCTGCACTGCCTCATCGAGCTGCGCCCATCGATCAGCAGTCAACGGGATGCCCCGCGACCCCGACACGACATCAGCGCTGTTCGGCCCGATCGAGCGTGGAACGAACCCATTCGCCCGGGCGTACTCACGCCGGTAGACCGCATCGAACAGCCTGCGTTCCTCGGCGGTCATCGTCGCCCTGTCGAGCGGGTCGCGCACGCCCGACTCGCGCGCCGCCAGCACCCGCTCCCGCGCGCTCCCGCCCGCGGGGGGCCGCTGGTCGGTCTTGGTGTCCGCCCCGGCGGGCTGGCGGACGTGCTGCGGCCCGTTGAGGTACCCGTGCTCGCGCCGCGGCCCGCCGGCCCGCGTCTTGCTGCCCCCCGCCTCGGCGTAGATGTCGTCCAGCGTGAGCCTGCCGCCACGTCTGCGCGGCCTGTTCCTGTCGAAGCGGTCGGCGTTCGTCACCTGCCAGATGTCGCCGCCGTCACGGATCGCCTGCGCATCTCGCTTCCCGAAGACCCGATCCTGCTCTTCCGGCGACATGCCGTTGAACATCACGTACGGGTCAGTGAGGAAGTCGCCCGCGGCGTTCTCTGACACCGGGATGTGCCGGCAGTCACAGCCGGGATGCCGCTGAAATCCCTTGTTCCACCGGAACCACTTCCCGGCGAGCGGAATGCACCGCTTGCAGGAAGGCGGGTTCAGCATGCGCACGTATCCGGTGACGTGCGTCGTCGTCACCGTCGCCTGCACGGCGCCCCGATTGGCGTCTGCGATCAGCGAGGGCACGGCCACATCGAGGAACTTCCGCGCCTCGAGCAGCGCGCCCGCGACCGAAAGACCCGCTCCGATCGACTGCTTCGCCCGGATCACCGACGTGCGCAGCACGGCTCCCACGGGCGCACCGTCACGGTTCGCCACCGCGAACGCGGCAGGATTCGCGAGGATCAACCCCGACGCGTCCTGCCGCGTCTGCGCCAGCACCTCCGGCACGTACTCGGCGCCCTCCTGCGCCGAGCGGCGCATGGCGTCCTGCACGGTCGCCGTCAGGGCGCCGCCGATGCGATCCCACCCAGCGTCGAAGTCGTCGCCGACTCGCCGCCAGAGCGCCCTACTCTCCCGAAGCGCTTCCTCGGCGATCTGCCGCTGCGAGTTGTAGTGCTGTGTCGCCGCTGTTGGGAGCATCCATGTCCCCCTTCACGATGCGCTCGAACTCAGCGTTCATCTCGGCGTCGGCCATCTCGAGCCAACGCTGAACCTTCGGCTGGTTCGCGCCCGGAAGCATCTCCCAAGCCGCTTCACGCGGGAAGCCCGCGGTGATGAGCTTGCCGATGCCGTCCACGATCGCCGCGAAGCTCTTCACTTCGGTGTCGGCGTACAGCATCTCCATGTCGGGATGCGGCTCGTCCATGCCCGCGGCACGCGCGGAGAGCGTGAACAGCTCCACCATGCCTTCGTTCGAGTAGCGCTTCAGCTCGCCCTGAAGGCTCGTCAGCGTCGACTCGGCGCCCGAGATCGCATCACCGGACAGGTTCGCCATCCGCGAGAGCAGGTACTGCGGTGGCACCTGCGAGGTTGCGAAGAACTGCGTCAGGAACTCGGTCAGCATGGTGACGTAGTTCGCCAGGTTCGACTCCGGCATGTCGAAGACCTTCGTCTGATCCCCGTTGAAGACCAGCATCCGATCGACCGCAGCGCGCCCGAAGTCCGCCAGCACCGGCACCTTCTGCCCGTTGCGGAGGATGTAGGCGCCGTTCTCGTCCTTCTCGTAGACGATCTGCCCGGTGTTGTCGCGCAGCACGGGATCGAACCCGGTCACCACGCGCTGCCGGTACGCGCTGAACTGCATCGCCAGCAGCATGTTGAACCGAATCGTGTTGATCGCGTTCTGCTGCGGGATCAGCGGATCCACCGGGCTGAACACTTCACCGTTGGCGTTCGACCGGTAGTCGAACGTCACGAACGGGACGGCCTTCATCGGGTGATCCCCGCGCTTGCCGCCGTCCGCCCATCCGCCGCCCTCGCGGCTCAGCCGGTAGAACGACGTGTCGTCGTAGACGTACGCCACCCAGTCGGCATCCCGCGCCCCCTCCGGCACGATCAGCGCGTTCGGGGACTTCTGCCGCTCCACGATCTTGACCGCGTAATCGGCGGTGAACGGGTCATCCTCGGAAGGATGGATGTAGACGTTGCGGACGGACTGCGGACGCACCACCGGGCGCGCAGCGTTCTTATCGTTCATCCACACGCCAGCGATGCCCCGACCGTGCGTCATCATCGACTCGTAGATGATCGTCTGCCGCGCCTCGAGCTTGTTCGACGCCCAGACGTCGCGCCACAGATCGGTGTCGTACTTCTTACCTAGGCCGGAGCGCAGCCCCTCGCACCTCATCCGCTGGATGGGCGCGTACACCGGGAGCGGCATCCAGTTCGCGATCGACTGATCGCGCAGCGACTTGTGCTCGTCGCCGATGCCTTCCGGCGCCCACGGCTTGTCCTGCTCGCCGTGCAGGTAGTGCTCACGGCGCTTCATCTTCTTCGCGGTGGCCGAGTTGATGTTCAGCACATCCCACGCAACAGAGGCGCGGGCCTTCGCGGTGCTCAGATCCATGAGCCTCCAATCACGAGAATGAGTACATGGCGGTGCTGACCTTCAGCCGCTCGGGTTCAGCACCCTCGGCGCGGATGAAGGCGTACACCGCCAGCGTCATCGCGACCAGCGGCGAGATGTCCGTGGTGTCACGTCGGTGCCACAGCCATTCCCCGGCTTCGCCCGGGGTGCGCTTCTTGCCCGCCTCCACGGCGTCGTTCAGGAACACGTCATCGAGGTGCACGAACAGTCGGGGCGCGTCCGGGTCATGCCGGCCGCGCTCGTCGGTCGGCCCCATGATCAGCTCTTCGAAGTACATGCACGCCTGCACGTGCTTGGCGTAGCTGATCAGCTCGAGGTCGATCGACTCGGCTTCGAACCGCGGCACCAGCTTGCCGGCGGCGCCCTTCGGGTCGAGCGCGATCACCATCGGCCCCCACCGCTGGATGATGCCCTTCACGTAGTCGACCACCCACCCGGTGCCCGATCCGCGCTTGATGATCTCGCCCTGAAGCTTCGGCCCGGACGCCCAGTGCCCGCGCTTGCGGATCGCCTGCCGTCCGACCATGGCGACGGATGCCATCGACCCGTCGAAGTTCACATCGATCGCGAGCGCGGTCACGCCGCGGCGTAGCACGCCGGGCACACCACCCCACATCATCGAGTCTTCGTCGGCGAGCGACGCCCACCGCTCGGCGTCGATGACGCGCGTGCCGTCTGCTTCGTCCAGGATGCCGAGGTGTTCCCGGCCGAACTTCGCATCGTTCGGCGTCGCGGCGCGCAGCTTCGCGAGCTGCTTCAGCGTCACGCGGCCCGACTCGGTGGCCGGGTTCGCGCTCCGCTGCACCTCGGGGTCATCGAAGTCTGCCTTGGGATCGGCGCTGTACTCCCGGTACGCCAGGTTCTTGTCCTTAGGCCGGTCGTCCTCGCGGCGACCGCGCGCCATGATCCGGCGCAGCACCTCGGAGCTGTCCAGCGCCGCGCTCGAGGTGTAGATGATCAGCGGGTTCGGTGCCGCGGTCAGGGTCGCCATGATCGCCGCCAGCGTCTCTTCCGGCAGGTCGTACGCCTCATCGAGAATCACGAGATCCGCGGTGAACCCGCGGCCCGATCCCTTCGAGCGCGCCAGGAACCGGAGACGGGCGCCCGACTCAAGCTCGATGCCCTCTTCACCGTTCGCCGTGCGGATGCCGACGACGCGGGAGCCGCGGCGCTTGACCAGCGCGTACAGCTCCGGCGTGCCCTCCACAATCGACTTGATGCGCAGGAACGCCTCTTGCGAGGTCTTGAACTCGTGCGCCGTGTGGATGACCAGCTTCGCGTCGAACAGCACGATGAACGCCAGCTCGATGCAGGCCAGCACCTCGCCCTTGCCGTTCTGGCGCGGGACGATCAGCGCGAACTCAAACGCGGCCCAGTTGCCATCGGCGGCGTAGGCCAGCGCATCCCGCACCGACTCCTTCTGCCACTCGTCCAGCACCTGGCCCGACAGCTCATAGAGCGCGATTGCCTCATCGCCAGCAGTGCCGCTACTTCGCGGAACGCTTCGAACCCGCGGCGGCACGACCCTTCCGCGCGGCGGCTTCCTTGATGCTCGCGACATTGGAAGGCACCTCCTTGGTGCCCTCGTCGCTCTTCACCGCCTCGAACGGGGCGATGAGCTGACGCAACGCAGCGGCGTGCATCCGGGCTTCCTTCATCGGGTCGTTGATCAGCACTTCAATCACGCCGTCATCCGTGCGCGGGAGCTTCAGCCGGAACCACGCGTCTTCGTCGCCGCGCACCAGCTCATCCAGCTTCTCGAGACGATCAGCGATCCGGCACGCTTCGACCAGGTTCTGCTGCTCGATCTCCGACAGGTTCTTCCCGGTCTCGATTGATTTCCACAACCGCAGGCCACGGGTGCCGAGGTGATGCGGATTCGTCCTCGAAACGGCCATCTGGCACCCCCTGAAAGAAATCAGCCCATCAAGTGGGGAGAGAGATGGCGACTCCCCGGCGGTACCCGGTGGATGGGCGCGAGGGGATGGGGGCCAGGGGGTCTGTCGACCTCGAGTCCGACCCACATCCCTGCGTACTCACGCAGCCTTGCGATGTCGCCATGCCTCATTCATCGGTTCTCTGATCCACAGGTGAGTGAAGGCTGTACCTTGCAGGTCTGTGTTCAGCGCTGGCTTGCCTCGGTGTGCACGGTCGGCGCTCCACTCGGCGGGCGTCATGTCTCCCTTGTCGGTGTTGCATGCTCTGCACGCGGTCACCAGATTCGACATGTCGTTGCGTCCGCCACGGCTCAGCGGCACCACGTGCTCCGGGTCGGGGTTCTCCGTTAGCTCCCCGCAATAGGCGCACCGTCTGCCCTGTCGCATGTGCTGCGCCATGAGCTGTGACCACCTGAACTCACCCGTCGCGCCGTGCTCTCGCGCTCTGCGGCGACGCTTGGCCGATCTCTTCGTGCAGCGGCGTCCGCAGTAGACGGATGGAGTCTGCCCGGCGGGTTCGACTATCCCCGCTCCACAATCCGCGCATGCCCCACACTGGAACGTCACCCCTTGTCGCTCCGGTGCCGTCCACTCGCTCGCGGCCCCGTACCAGCGCGCCCAATGCGTCACCGGCAGATTGTGCGCGAGCGGGCCGTATGCGTCGTAGTCACGGCACAGAGTCGAGCAGTACGCCCTCGCGTATCTCGCCTTGCTGCGTCGCGCACGCTTGAACGTCGTACCGCAGCAGTCGCACACCATGTCCACCATCACGTCGGGTGTACGCGGCCGGGTGCGCTTGTAGTGCTTGTTGCAGAGCTTCATCGTCACGGCATCAGCCGTACAGCCCTCTTCTGCTGTGCAGGTCGTCATGTCGTCTCCCGTGTCGGCGGGTACAAGAAAGGCCCGCCACGGCCGGGGATCAATCCGACCTGCGGGCCACTCGCCCCGACAGGCGAGCGTTCGCGGGCGCCTACCAGCGCCGCGATGTCTTCGACTTCACGCGTGAGCCGTCGCCTTGGCTGCTGTTGCAGGACAGGTGAGCGAGTCTGAGTCGTGAGCGGATGGCTACCGTCTCGGGTGTCGGGTGTGGGTCCAGGTGATGGACTGACTTCGACCGCCCGTTGGGTTTCCCTGTGCGCGGATCCTTGTACGGCAGGGACTTGTCTACCGGCTCCCGGCAGAGGTGGCAGATGTCTTCCTCCCGGATGACCCTCTCCCGCACTGCACGCCACTTCGATCCCTGTCGTACTCCCATGCTCTAGGTGCCCGCTTCCTGCTCTGCTGCGGCGCGTGCCTCGAGGTCTTCGACGCGGGCCGTCCACTTGGCGTGGCCTGCCTTCAGTCCCGGCATGCGGCGTGCCAGGTCTTTGCCCCGGGCGGAGCGCAGGCGCTTCTTCGCCCCCATGTGCTTCCACTCCCGAAGCTGTGCCTCGAACTGCCCCAGCAGCAGGCGTGCTGTTGCGAGCTGCTGAGCCGCGGTCCTCTCCGTGGTCGGCATGCTCATGGCCTCACCCCGAAGACTGCCGCGACGATGCGGCGTGCTCCCGGCTCCGGCAGTGCCGGCTCACCCGATGGCGCGAACGCGATTGTCGCGACCGCGCCGACTACAAGCCCAACCCAGAAGATCCTTCTCATGCTTGCCCCTTGGATATGCGAAGGGCCGGACACCCAGTGATGGATGCCCGGCCCTCCCCGAGTTGATGTCAGATGCCGTAGGCGTACCGAATGCGCCGCGCGTTCGCGGCCATCGCATTGACGCTGTCAGCCACTCGCCGCTGCCACTCGTCCATCACGAGTCCTGCACCGAAGGCCGCGCTCGGCTCGGCCTTCTTGCTGAGCACCCCGTGCACGATCGGCTCGACATCGCCCGACAGCGGCACCGTCAGTTCGAGCACCTTCCCGCGCTCATCCGAGACGATGGCCCACTCGGACGCGTCCGCGAGGCGCAGCATGCCGTCCGACAGCTCCTGTCGGCGCTTCGCCTTGTCCTCGCGCTCCGCCTCCTGACGCTTCCGCTGCTCTGCGGCCCGATCCGATCGGAAGCGCGCCGCCTCGCGAGCGCGGTACGCGCTGTTGTCACGCCCGACTGCTTCCAGTTCTCGGGTCGTCCTCTCGAGTGAGACCTTCAGCAGCTTCAGTTCGTGCTGCATTTCCTTCTTCGACACCATGTCGTTGCCCCTATCAGTTGGTGGTCAGTCTGCGAACGGGTGCACCAGGTCGTCGTCCAGGTCACGCACGATCACGCGCGCTGCTGTCGACGCCGGCACCTCGCCGCCGTAGAAGTCCTCGAGAGCCGCCACCTTCACGGCATCCGGGTCATGCACCATTGCCCTACCCCTCTCGGAAGAATGCGGGGGCACTTCGTATCCCGCGCCCCAGGCTCGCGGCGCTCCGTACGCTCGGAGCAAGGAAAGGGTGCGCGTCGCATGACGGCTACCCGCGAGGGGATGACGGGCGTCGAACCCGCACAAGCGCGCTTGGGAAGCGCGCGCTCTACCACCTGAGCTTCATCCCCGAGTGCGCGCCCGGCTGTCGAGTCAGAGATTCGCACCGGGCGCGCTGTGCCCGTGGACAACCACGACGGGCGGCGTGAGGGAGCGTCCTCCCACGACATCGGGCACGGACGGCTGTACAACCGCGAACCGTGCGATATCGGTCACGCTCGGGCGGCAGGACTCGAACCTGCGCGCGGCTGATCAACAGTCAGATGCTCTGCCAACTGAGCTACGCCCGAAAGCGTCGTGATTCATCGCGTCACGACCTCGCGTCACCCATTGCCCCGGCTTCGGTGATTGCCGTCCCGGCTATATGCGGGAAGTATTCGAGCTTGAGTTATGCCGCTTCCGGCATGTTCGGCTCCACGAACCTGATATCGAACACCCGCCGGTCGCGGATGCTGAACGTCGTGATCGAAGGCCGCGAGTACTCGCCGGTCAGGTTCTCGAACCACGACGACCCCGCGTCGAACATCGAGCACGACACGATCGCCCTACCCCGCGACTCGCGGTAGCCCGGCTGATGGAAGTGCCCGTGACAGACGATGTGCGTATCCCGCATCGGGGAACGCAGCGACGCCGCCTGATTCGCGATCCACTGCGGCATCCGCTCGATAGCCTTCGCATGATGCCCGTGAGTGAACGCCACCCGAGCATCGCCGACGTCCACGTACGTGATCACGTCATGGTGCGTCGCCGGGAAATGGAAGGTCAGATCTAGCTTGCTGTTCAGCAGCTCGAACGCATCCATCACCGTGCGCGCGACACCCAACCCGTGGTCGCCGTAGCCGACCTTCCCGGCGCTGTTGCGCACTTCGCCATGGTTCGACGGGACAGCCGCGATGTGCGTCTTCCCCGCCAGCGGCGCGAGCGTCAGGATCGTCTGCGTCAACCTGCGCTGCCACTTCCGGATCTGCTCGGGGAAGTCGAGCGTGTTCGTCGCGATCTGATTCGGCGCCGACGACGTGATGCCCTCCACCGGATCTCCGTTGTCAGCGATGATCAGCTCAGACGGACGCCGAGCCTTCACCATCGCCGCGACCTGCGCCAGCGCCGACTCGAACCGGGCATCCATCTGCTCGGGAGTGTCAGCGTCCGGCCCGTCCTTGCCCATCTGAGCGTCAGCGAGACAGACCACCATCGGCAGACCCTGCGCGTGCGGCGCCTTCAGCGGGCGCACGGGCTTGATCATCGACGCCAGCTCGCGCGCGATGTCCGACTCTTCGCCCTCGGCGGGGATCGGCTCGAACGTGAACAGGAAGCTGTACGTGTCCTCGCGGCCATGGTGCGTCTTCGTCCACTGCGACACCTTGCCGACGATGCGGAACGCGTCAGGGTCGAGGCCGGCGAGCGTCAGCAGCTCCCGATAGTCGGTGACCATCTGACGCACCGGGCCGGTGGATGCCGTGCCACCCTTCTCATCGAACTCCGCATGCTTGCGGTACTTCGCTGGCGGATCAGGGATCGGCACATCGGCCAGCGTGTCAGCCAGCGTCACGTAGCGCTCACCTTGGCCCGGTAGTCGCGCATGGCTGACTCGCCGATGTTCAGCCCTTCGGCTTTCACGACGCGGGCGAGCGCCGCGCCCGTCCACTGTGGGTTCCGCACCGCGGCGTCGAACGCCTTCCGGTCGGCGTCGTCCAGACCATCACGCCAGACCTCGATACGCGACCTGTATCCGGTCGTGGACGCGGGCGGCGTCTTCAGAACATCCTTCAGCGCCATCACGGCACCTCCCTTGAAAGAACAACCCCGCCGCGCAAGCTCCGTCGAGTACCGCGCGCACATCACTGCCGGGATCGCTGCTGAGCAGTCCGATCAACCAGGGGCAACGGCGCCACGTGTCATGGTGAGGACGGGCGGCGACGGGGTGAGATTGAGAGAGGCGGGACAGGGGCAATGCCCCGCCTCGGCGCAACAAAAAAGACCCGGAACCACCTTGTGGTCTTCCGAGTCTGATCGCGCTTGCGCTAGCTTAACACAGATTTGTGCACTCCGGTGCACATGATCTATCCGCGCGCGTGCGCGACGAATTCCAGCACCAGCGACCGCCCCGGGCCGTCGATGCCGTGCGCAGCGAAGAAGGCTTCAGCCTTCTCCTGCAACCACTTCCCGCGCGCTCCCCCGCCCTGCAAGTTCGCGCCTTTCCGTCGCCGCGCTGCCGCCTCGGCGCGCTGTACCTGCGACAGACGCACTAGCCCGAGGCGCAACTGCACGTCGCCCTTTCGGATGTAGCGGCGCACGGTCGCGTCCGAGACGCTGACCGCCGCCGCAGCATCCTTGACCGACAGCCACCTGTCTTCCAACGTCACGCGGTCGCTACCTCCATTGCTCGCTCGATATCTCCGTGTTCCCGCGCGTCCGCCGCGGCCACGTGCTGCGCTTCGATCGCGGCGGCATACTGGAACGGTTCTCCGTAGACACCACGAAGCGAGGTCGCGTGCTCCACGATCTCGGGAGCCGCTGCGAACCATTCGCGCTGACCGCCCGCGCGGTGAGCCGCGAACCGGGCGTGCACGCGCTTCTCGTGGCGATAGCTGCCCGGCTCGACGGCAAGCACTTCATCGTGGGGAATCGCCCGCATGCGTTCCGCGAAGGACGCCGAGAAGCCGATCTTGATTCGGTCGCCGAACCTCACGTAGTAGACGACGCCTTCCGGTACGCCCTCCGCCCGCTCGAGCGCGCTCACGCGCCGACCATGCTCTTCCACCAACCACGGCGCATCCATGCATTGCCCGCACGCTGTGCAGTTCGCCGACGCCCAGTCGGCCGTGTCGTATTGATTCAGCACGCCGCACGCCGAGCACCGCCGCGTGGTCTGCGGCACGTCGGATACCCAGTCCTGCACGACGCCGCGCCAGTGCTCCACGCACAGCCCGAAGCTCGACGCCGGGTGCGGCTCCGCCCAGCAGTCCCCGCCACCCTTGACGGGCATCGGGCAGTGTTCAATGTGTGTCACGTGACCTCCATCCCCAGGCTACGACCGGCCGCAGACAGCCACCGGCTGATCGCGCTACGCCCCCGCCCGTATGATCCGGCCCCACCCGTCCCGCACATACGTGCTGCGGATGAGGACCGCGCCCGGCTCAGGGCCGGCCAGCACGTTGAAGCGATAGCCGGTCGCGGTCCTCACCGGCCGCGCGAACGGAAACTCGAAGACAGTCACATGGCGCGCGGCCGTCTTCGCACGGTTCCGCCACCCACGCACCTTCATTCGCGGGAAGTGCACCGGAGTGCGTCGCGTCATCCGCGCGCCCGCTTCGAGAAGCGGAACATCGCCCACCACTTCACGCGATCCCACACGGTGAACCGCACCGTCTTCCGCTGCGGCGCGACCGGATGCCGCGGCTCCGGGTTCTCCGGGCGCACACGCCACTCCCCCGGCTCGGTCGGCACCAGCGGCATGATATCGTCCAGCAGGTCATCCTGCACCGTCGTCACCGGCATCCACGGCGACTCGGTGTCGCGCCGATGCTCAATCAGATGCGTCTGCATCACGCAGCCTCCTTCAGAACCTCTGTCTTCCCCAGCGCTTCGGCGACCACGCCGAGCAGATCCGGGCGGAACCCGTACCAGTGCGACACCGACTCACCCGGCGCCGGCACCACCACGACCACCGGGGCACCCATGTAGCCCAGCGCCTTCGCCTCAGCGAGATACGCCGGGTCGGTCGTGTCCTTCGTCTCGTGCTCGATGCCGCGCTCATCCAGGTAGCGGATCGTCGCCCGGCATGGCTGACACTTCGGTTTCGTGTAGACGGTGACCGTCACGCATTCTCCCTCTCGACTCGCTCGATCTCCCAAGCGAGGTAGGTCTGCGCCTTCCGCAGATCTTCAAGCTCGTTGCCCTTGCGCGGGGCGCGCAGCACGTACTTCAGGATGTTGCCGCGCAGGAACGACTCATGCCGGGTGATCTCGATCACCTCGACACCTGAAGGGTGCGACGTGTAGTGCCCCGGGTGCTTCACCGAGTCCTCGACCGCACCCACAACGAACCCAGCCCGCACGCTCACCACGCGCTCTGTGACCGCCGCCATCAGCAGGGCACCTCCCGCCCAGCAAACCGAGCAGCCGCACGCCGCGCCGACTCGTACGCCTCGCGCCACGACCCGAACCGGCCCGGCGCACCGACCAGATACCAACGGCCCGTCAGGCGATCCTGCCTCACCTTCGGCTTCCACATCATGCCGCTCTCCCTTCCCTGCGGCTGAACGCGTCAGCCCAGAATCCATCCGTGTCTTCGGGTGCCACCCACCCGCACTTCGCGCACTCATAGCGCGTCTCATCGCCCGGGATCTCCGGCGGCGTCACCTTCACGGCCCGCAGGCCGCACGACGGCACCGGGCACGGCTGCGCAGCCCACCACGGCTCATCCCGAAGCGACCACCGCTCGAAGATTGTCCGCAGCGTCCACTCGTCGCGCGACGCCGGGCGCCCGATCACGGCATCCGCGAACGGCACGATCTCGTCACGCTCCGACAGACGCGGCAACGCCTCGAGAATCACCTGCACCGCATGCTCGGCGAAGTCGTGCACCACGACCACACCGGCCGCGACCGGCACCTGCATGCGACCGACCGGCATCCGCCCCTCGATCACCTCCACCGCCGACCACAGCACGGTCGTGATGTAGTCCGCGGCGTCCAACAGCTCCACCGGAACCGGCGGCGGCGCGTCCGTGCGCGACCCGCCGCCCTGCTCCCGCGAATAGTCCGTGCCCTTCAGCGGGTCGATCATCGCCCGCAGATGCGCCAGCATGTCCGGCGCCCCCGCGATCAGCCCGCGCACCCTCCCGAAGCAGCGCCCGCACAGCAGCGAGTCACCGACCGTCTCACGCGGAACACACCCGCGGCAGTCACCACCGCCCCCATAGGACGGGCAAGCGGCGAAGTGCTCACCCCGCCGCCTGCATCCCCTCGCACACCCCTGCATCAGAACGGGGTGTCATCCCCGAAGGTGCCCGGCGTCGCCCACGCGTCAGCATCCGACGCACTCGGCGCCCAATCCTGCTGCGGCGGCGCCGACTGCCCCGAGGCCGCGCGCGTGACCTGCGCCGTGGCGTACCGGAGGCTCGGGCCGATCTCGTCCACCTCGAGTTCGATCGCCGTCCGGTTGTTGCCGTCGCGGTCGGTGTACGCGCGCTGACGCAGACGCCCCTGCGCGATCACACGCATGCCCTTCGACAGCGACCCGGCGACGTGCTCGGCGAACTCGCGCCACACGCTCGCGCGCAGGAACAGCGCGTCACCGTCCTTCCACTCGTTCGCCTGACGATCGAACGACCGCGGCGTACTCGCGATCGTGAAGTTCGCCACCGGCAGACCGCTCTGCGTGTACCGCAGCTCCGGGTCCGCCGTCAGATTGCCAACCACCGTGATGAGCGTTTCGCCTGCCATCAGCTCTCCTTCGTCTCGTCTGCGCGCACCAGCGCCTCGATCCCTTCGAGGCGTGCACGCACGTGCTCAATGTGCGCCGGGCGCCCGATGCGCTCGGCGTTCGCCATCCGCTCGCGCCAGAACTCCAAGCGCTCGCGTCGTGTCCCATCTCGGCGCGGATCTCTCATCCCGGGCGCCGATCCGGCGCGGCATCCCACCGCGCACCCTCACTACACGGATGCGTGAACCCGAGCTGCGCATAGATCCGACACACCCGGCACAGGTTCACCTGCCACCAGCGGAGCCGGACACCACACCACCCGCAGCGCCTACGCATACTCGACCTCGAGCTTCACGCCACCACAGTCGATGCAGTACCGGGTCGGTTCGGCGACGCATATCCGCCGCTCTTCCACGATGCGGTGCCCCTCATGCGACGCGGCATCCGTGGGGATCAGCTTCCGCTCGAGCGCGCGGTACTGCGCATCCCACCACTCGGGCGTCTGATCCAGCTCGGCGCGAACAACCGGGGTGACGCCGCTAATCATCGCGGCCACTCCCGTCCGGGCGGTCTGTGCCCCGCAGGATCTCGATCGCGGACAGTAGTTCCTCGCGCTCGGAGTGCAGCTGCAACAGGACGTCCCGCTTCTTCTCTGCTTCTTCCTCGGCACGCTTGAGTTCAAGCCTCGCGTCGGTCGCCTTGCCAGCGGCCCGTCTGGCGAAATCCTGCGCGTCCTCGATCTCCCCTTCAAGGAAACCTGCACGCTTCTGCAGTTCAGCGATCGCGTGATTCATGCCCCTGGTTCCCATCCCCCGCCGCCGAAGTCATCGAAGGCGAGATCGCTCATCGTCATGTAGTGGCCGCGCCACGCCAAGCGCACGTCGCCGGTCGGCCCGTGCCGGTTCTTCCCGACGATCACGCCGACCTCGCCGCGTTTGTCTTCGTCGTCCGGGTCACGGTGCAGCAGCAGCACCACGTCGGCATCCTGCTCAAGATCGCCGGACTCTTTCAGGTCGGACACCATGGGGCGCCGATCCATCCGCTCTTCCGACTTCCGGTTGAGCTGCGACAGCACGATGACCGGGATATGGAACTCCTTCGCAATGAGCTTCATCGCCCGGGAGAACTCACCGATCAGTTGATGCCGCGGCTTCGACGGATCGCCCTGCAACAGCCCCACATAGTCGACCGTCAGCGACCCGATCTCATGCGACCGCGACAGCGTGCGCACGTACCCACGGATCTGCGCGACCGTCACCGCCGGATCATCCAGCACCGCCAGCTTCAGCGCCCTGATCTGCTCCTGCGCCGCCTGCAACCGCGGCAAGTCATCATCGTTCAGCACACCCGTGTTGATGCGCTTCATGTCGACCTCACCGAGCTGCGCCAACAGCCGCTTGTGGATCTCCGATTCCGACATCTCGAGCGACACGAACACCGACGTCTTGCCCGTGCGCGCCAGCTCGACAGCAAGGTTCAGGCCCATCATCGTCTTGCCCGACGCGGGCCGGGCGCCGACGATGTACAGCGCACCGGGCCGGCACCCATCGATCAGCCCATTGATGTCCCGCCACGGCGTCGGCGTGAACTCCGGAGTCTCGAACAGCGACGCCACCGTGTCATCGATCGTCGCACCCACCAGGTGCGCCTCCGACTTCCCGGCCACGATGCTGTCGAGCACCGCCCGCGCCGCCTCCACCTGCTCGACCGCGCCCGCCTCAGCGTTCTCCGCCAGCAACCGCACCTCCTGCGACGCGGCCTGCAAACGCCGACGAATCGCCTGCTCGTGCACGATCTCGGCGTAATGCTCACCCATCGCCGCCGACGACGCCGCCGACGTCAGCTCGAACAGGTACGCCGGCCCCTGATGGATCGTGACGCCCATCGCGCGCAGCTCGTCCTCAACCAGCACCGCGTCGGTGCCCGCCTTCCGCAGCAGCAGCCGCCGAATCGCCTCAGCGATCGACTCATGCGCCGGATCGTGGAAGTCCGCAGGCTGCGCGATGTCGAGCACATCCCACGCGCGACGGTGGTCGATCATCATCGCGCCGAGCGCGGCACGCTCAGCATCCCGATCCCAGATCAGGCCACCACCCCGCGCCGCTTGATCCTCTCCAACCACTCCGCATCGCCCTTCTTGGCTTCGTACTCTTCGACCGTGACGCCATGCAGACGGCACCACTTCGCGCGCGCATCTTCAGCGGCCGGGGCGCTCTTCGGCTTCCACCCGGCCTCGAGGTTCCGCTGATGCGTGCGGCGGATCCATGTCCGCCACGCCGCCAGCCAGTCGGCCCGCTTCTCGCCCTTCGAGATCGCCCAGTCAACGAACTGCGCCGTCTCGAACTCGACATTCACGGACGGCGCCTTGATGTTCGCCTGCGCCACCTCATGCTCAGGCGGTAGCCAGTCCTCCGGCATCTTGGTCAGCGGGCGCGCCTGCTGCGGCTTCCGCTTCGCTGTGGCGCGAACCGCCTTCACGCCGACATGCTCGAACTCGAGCACGTGCCCGCCGGCCGTCTCACGGAGCACCAGCACGCGCGGCACCCGGACGCCTTCCGGCACGGTCAGCACGACCTCGATGCCGTCAAGCGCATAGGTGTGAGCCGACCGGCTCACTCGCCGTCCTCGTAGATGTACGCTTGCCAGTTGCGGCCATAGCCCACGGCGACGTATCGCGCACGCCACGAGTACCCATCGCCGCTAGACCACCAGATGAGCACCGAATCCGCGCCATGCCCGAAGTGCGGGTAGTGCCACCGGATCGGAACCGGCAGAAGAAGTGCGATGATTGCCCTCACTCGACGCCATCCGCCAGCGTCCCACGGTGCATCTTTCGCAG